CACCCTCGTCCACCCGCAGCACCCCAACCTCGGGGTACCACTCCAGGCGCAGGGGCTGCGTCATGCCCTTGGACTCAAGACCCACCACACGGTCATCCACCATGCGCTGCAGGTGGTAGTTCTTGGGCAAGTTTCCCAGAGCGATCTGCTGCTGAGGATCAAGCAGGTCCAGCACCGTCCGGTACTGAACCTCCCCGATCTTGCGGGCCCGGGGGTGGGTGACATAGCCACGAGGGATCACCCGGGGCGACCACTGGCCAAGAGCGGACATGAACCTGGAGAGGTGCCCGGTGTCGTTCAGCCACAGCCCAGCAGCCAGGAACTCGCTGGCCCCATAGGCCGAGCTTCGGGCCATACCCACCAGGTCTGTGATGTAGCGGCTGACCACCGGGGCCCGCACTGCGGCAGACGCAGCAGTGGCCGACCGGATGGACGAAGCCCCACCAAGCAGCCGGGGACCGAAGAGCCAGGTAGTGGGGTCGAAGGCAATGCCAGCCCCGAGATTGAGCAACAGCCCCGCTGCCGTTCCCTCGATCCCCAACACCTTGGCTGGATCGAAGTCGTGTCGCTCAACTGCTCCCCACAACTCGTGCCACTGGTTTGACATCACAGCGTCTCGCACGTCGTCGTGGGTAAGCATCAACATGAAGGCTGTGGCACCACGCAGGGGGACGTTGCGTCCCCACATCCCCAGCACATCCAGGATCTCCCCACTGATCGTGAAGTCCTGCTCAGCCATGGCCTGGACCACTGACTCCTCTTCCAGCAGCGACTCCGTTCCCAGAGCACGCAGCTGCTCCTCCACCTCTGGCTGGTCCAACACATCGGCCGTCCACAGGCCGTATCCCATGAGCTCGTTCCCACCACCCATGGCTACGTAGGTGTCCCGAATGGTGCTCCCCTCGGTCTTCATGCGCTCCCACTGGGCCCGTAGAGCGGGCGTCAGGAAGGCACGCCCGGTGGCCTGCACATCGAACTCGGGCCCCAGGTCAGGGGTAGCTTGAACCGCTGCCAGCTGCATCTGGGCTGCAGTCTCCTTCTCTCGTCTGTTGGAGTCCAGCCAGTCGTAGTAGGAGAAGGGATTCCAGAGGTGCCGGTTGGCGGGATCGGACGTAGCACTGGGCCCGATGAGCGCCAGCCCCTGTAGCTTCAGGTAGTAGAAGCCACCCTCCAGTGTCCTGGTCATCACATCACCCATGACACCCAGAGCAGGCATCGCCATGCCCTGAAGTGCCCCCATGACCGGCGAGACCTCCTCCCACCCACGCCACGAAGGAGGCACGTTGCGGTTGGCCTGGGCTACCAGCTGGGAACGCATCTGCTCCACGAGGGCGTCGATGGCTACCGTGCCCTGGCGAGCGTACTCCCCGTGACGTGCCAGCTGCTCCTCAAGCGACTGCTCCGTGAAGCGACCTTGCCGGTTCTCTGCCGACGGATCAACCAGGGGCTCCCCCGCCTGGCTCGCCGCCGTCCAGCGGCGAACCTCATCGATGAAGAACCGGTCAGACTGCACTAGGTCACCATAGCCAGACGAGTACTGGTTCAGGGCATTCTCGGCCGTCACAGCGAACAGGTTGGGGTCTCTGGCCATCTCCAGGATGCGCCGGTAATCAGCCAGCTCCCGGTCAATGTCCGCAGAGTACTTCTCCCATGCTGAGCCCTCCGCCTGCTGAAGAGCCTCCTCATGAATGGCTGCCTTCTGGACTGCCTCGTAGGCAGCTCTCTGCTCCTCCTCTGACAGTTCCGTGTAGGACCCGTCGGGATTGAGGCGGCTGATTAGAGCACCCTGATTGTCCACGATGTTGCCAGCATCGTCCGTGTGGATGGAGGTGTAGGAGTCCTTACCCCCCCGGTAAAGACTCATGCGCTCGGCCAGTTCCTCCGCCTCCCAGGCAGAAGTCTGGGCATCGTTTACAGCCGCAGCCTGTGCTGCCATCTGAGCGTCATAGATCAGCTCCGTGATCTCGGGCTGGTTGAGCAGAGCCAAGTCGTCCGGATCCTGCGCCAAGAACCAGGACCACGGAACCCGCCCCTGCGTGGAGAAGTACTGCCGTTCCACCTCCTGAGCAAAGCGAGCAGCAGCCGCATCCGGGTAGGCAGCTCGGTACCAGTCGTTGTAGGTCTCCGCCCGTGCTGTGTACTCTGGCGTGAGGTATGGGCCCTGGAGCTCCCGCCCCTGGTCGTCCAGGGTTGGCTCCGTGGACCACTCCGGGGCGGGGGGCTTGAACTGCGGAGCCATGGACGTGTCGGCCCCAGCAAGCGCAAAGATCGAGGGCCAGTTGAACCCGTCAACCTGGGACTGCATGGCCAGCTGCTCCTGGGTATAGGCCCAGGACCGGTCACGCATAGTCTGCCTCTCTCGGTCCGAGTGGTACTCGGCCAAGTAGGCATCCCTGATCTGCTCAAAGGAATCAGCCACGATCGTACAACCTCCGGGTCACCTGGCGACGTAGCGCATTACGGGCCATGGCCCTCATCATGGGGGTCTTGGCGTTGAGTGCCACCAGGCGAAGCCGGTCCTCCAGGGCAGACGGAATGGAGCTGGCGTCCTGAAGCACAGGACCAGCGCCCGGACCCACAGACAGCCCATCGGTCAGAGGAAGCCCGGCCGGAGGTAGGGCCCCCCCGGTGAGCATCCCCATCAAGTCACCAGGAGCCTGCCCCCCACGGTTGCCCTTGGGAGGAGCGGGGGTAGTGGCCCGAGGATTGCGGGGGGCCCCGGCCATCATGCCTCCCAGAGCACGCACCAGCTGCTCCTTCTTCCCGTACTCAATGGAACCTGGAGCGATGGCGGCACCCATCTGTTCACCTGTGGCTGGCATGTCTGACTACCTCCTTAGATCATCTGCGTCGGTCCGCCCATCAACTCACCCAGCGGGGGCAAACCCAGACCCTGCCCCCCGGGCGGAGCCTGGGGAGCTTCCCCGGGAACCCCACCTCGGGCAAGAGACTCGGCCCCCTGCACGGCGCCCAGCGCCCCACCCTCCATGCCCGGGGTCATGCCGGGCGGAGCAGCGGCCTGGGGAGGAGGCTGCGAGAGGAACTCCACCATCTTCCGGAGCACCTCCCCGTAGTCCACCTCGTCGTTGTTGAGCAGCGAGAGCAGCTTGACGGCAGGCTCCAGCATGCCCTGCTGGGCCTGCATGAGCACACCAGCCAAGAGAGCCTGCTCGGCCAGCTCCCGGGCGATGAGGATGTCCTCGGCGTCTGGGTCATCCAGGAAGGGAAGCTGGTGGCGAGCCGTGGTGCGGGAGAGCAACCCTGAAGCCAGGTGCATGTTGAGCCGCACCTCGATGTTCGAGGGGTCGGACCCAGCACCCACACCGTACGTGGTGCCACACTCCCAGGCCCCGGCGATGTCCCTGGAGGGCAAGAAGGCCTCAGCCTTGCGAGTGTCTCGGCGGTCCCCGGTGATGGTCTTCTCACCATCACAGAAGACCTCATCCATAGCCAGGAGGAACCCGGAAGCAACCCCGAAGAGCCGCTCCATCTGCTTGTGGGCAAGAGCCAGACGAGCGTCCAACGCCCCCATGCTCGCATTGACGCCACGAGCGGACACGATGGTGCCCCCGGGTTCCCCGTGAAGCTGCTGGGGCCAGGTAGCCTGTTGCCTGGCTTCCTCTCCCAGCCGAGCGATCAGATCCTTGACATCGAAGTGGGCAGCCGGTGAGATCCGCTCCAACCGAGCATCTGCCGACCGTGCGCTCATCACAGCCCCGGGCCCGAACTCACCGGGGTTGGCGATGTCGAACTCCAGGATGGCCGGGAAGGAGTGCTCCATGGTGGAGTACAGGGTCATCGACATGAAGCGGTGCATGGTGCGCAGGATGTGGATGGTCTGGTCGAAGACGCCCCGGCGCTGTCCGTCAAAGGTAGGCCGCACCACCTCTGTCACCGGCACGAAGCCCAGCGGGTTCTCCTCGTCCACCAGGGTGACCTGCCGCTGGGACGTTCGGGCGTCCTTGCTCACGTCAGCAATGACGTGGCGGAAGCGGTCCTTCTCGTACCAGAACCACTCCTCCACTTCCTCCTCATCGGAGTCCTTGAAGATGGCCGCATCCTCTTCCGACAGCATGGTGGCCAGCTCCGCCTGTGAGATGTTGCGGGCGACCAGCAGCTCAGTGACGTTCCCGAGGTCATCCTTCAGGGGGTAGGTGTGCCGGGGGTCGTAGCGCACCAGGTAGGGGTTGCGGTCCGCAGGGTTCTCCTCATCGAAGTTGACCCACGCCCCCAGCAGGGCACACCCGGCACCGGCGTAGTCGCTCCACAGCAGCGCAGCCAGCTCCGAGATGTTGGACTCTTCCCACAGCTCCCGCACCCGGCGCTCCCGCTTGCGAGCACCCCGGCGTGCCTGGGCCCGGTCGGCTGCCACGTTGATCGGGATGTGGATCGAGGGGAGTACGGCGCCCCCCACAGACGACCAGTGGTTGATGCCCATCTCCACCAGGTTGGCCACGGTAGGGGCCTCGGCAGTTTGGGACAGGTCTGGCCACTCAACGTACCACTCACCGTTGACGATGTTGGTGACCGTCTTCACCCGCTCCTTGTGCTCCGTGTGCTTCTGCACGAGGAAGTCACGCCGAGTCCACAGATCCCCGATAGGGCTATGGATGGTTCCGGAAGTGGACTGGTCAATGCTGGTCGGACCGGGATAACCAAGTGGCATACCTCACCTCAGTGCAGAGCATAACACGGCCTGTCAACTTCGCCCAGCCTTCGACGCCCTTTCCTTTGCCAGAGCTACCACAATGGGGGGCAGCCCACGACGCTTCATTGCGGCCTGCTGGTCGATCTGCTGGAACCTGTTCACGCTGGCCTCCGTGTTGGCAAACCACAGGGCCATCACGGTGTCCTGCACGTCGGCCCACGGGAACACGAGAAGGTCCTCAATCAGCGGACGCAGGCGAGCTTCATCGTCCAGACCATCGTTGGCGAAGGCCACCAGTCCAGCAGAGAACAGGCTGGCCATGGCACCCACGCCATACTCCTCGTCCCACTTGGACCCCCGCTTGCTGCCCCGGCCCACTGTCTGGTGGGCCACCAGCCTGGTGCCCGCCGCCTCGGCCCGCATCACGAAGGTCTCGTCCCCAATGAGCGTAGGAGTGAAGTTGGTCTCGATCACCGTGTGATTGACACGGTGCGTCTTGTACTTGTCCCAGAACTTGTAGAAGAGCTCGTTGCGCAAGCCCACCGTCCCCAGGGCCGAGCCCACGAAGATGTCGATCACCGTGCGGATTCGGGAGGATGGGTCGAACGCCAGCAGCACTGCGGCTGCTCGCCCCGAGGTAGCGGGGTCCACACCCAGGATGAGGATCTCGTGGTCGTACACCCGCCCCATCGGGCGCCCCGCACCCAGCTCCAGCGCAAGGTCCACATGTGCCTGGGTGAACGTGGCCGAGGCCTGCTCCACATCCTCCTGCTGGTAGACCAGCCGCCACCGGTTGGGGTCACGGGCGCAGATCTCCTCCCGGATGTCCCGCAGGCCAGGCTTGTAGCCAACGATCGTGTCTTCCCCGTCGATGGTCTGCCACTCGTCCCGGCCGTCCAGGCTCCAGTACTCGGGCCACGTTGGGCGCTCCTGGTCTGTGTACTCGTCCAGGATGGCGGGGATGTAGACGCCACGGAACAGGTGGTAGTTGCGCCAGCTCTTCTTCCACTGCCCGTAGAGGTCGGGCGGGAAGAGGCGGGTGCCGTTCACCACCGTCTGCCCGTAGTGGGCACGGGAGCGGGCCTCGTTGGTGAACCACACGTCGATGCGCTCACGCTCCAGCTCCGAGGTCTGGTTGTCGAGCACCAGGGCGTCGTCCAGGATCAGGAGATCCAGACGCACGCCGTAGATCTGCTTGCGCAAGCCCAGCGCCTGGATGGTGGGGTCACGCTCGCCTGACTTGCGCTGTCGGATGAAGATGGCGTCCTGGCTCCACTCCATGTCTCCGTGCGGGGGCTTGAAGCCGTGGAAGTCTGCGATGAGGTTGCGGGGCGTGTTCTCGTACAGGTGCTCCTCGGTGAGGTACCGCTTGATGCGGTTCAGCAAGTCCTGTGCCTTGGGCCCCGACTTGGCCACGAGGGCGATACGGATGTCCGGGTTCTTGCAGAGCTTGTAGACCACGTACCACAGGGACACCAGAGTGGACTTGCCCGACTCCGGGTGGCCCAGGATGAGGACCAGCTTGGCCATGGGATCCTCCAGGGTCCTGGCCATCTCCTTCTGGTGCTCGGCCAGCTCCACCCCGAAGTAGTTCCGCACGAAGTCCTCGAAGCTCACACCCTCCATGTTGGGGGCGTCGTCGGTGAAGTCGGTCCCACCACGGATGGCTCGGGCCTCCTCTGCGAAGTCGGGGTGCTCCATGGAGAGGCTGGTCCACCACTTGAAGGTGTAGCCCAGCCGCTCGGCAGCCTGGGAGAAGTTGTACCCGTGGCGGAGCAGTTCCAGGAAGCACTCCATGGCCCACGCCTTGTACTGGGTGGTACCCTTCTTGCTCACCGGGTTGGGCAGGAAGACCTCAGGCAGGCTATCCCCACGGATGGAGTTCACCGGCCTGAGGTTCGGAGTCCACAGCTCACCACGGGTCTTCTGTCGAAGGTCCCGCAGCATGTCGTCGGTTACTACAGGACGACCTGGCCTCTGCTTAGGCGGGGCGTCCGGGTCAATCGGCTTCCTCGGCCTCCCCGGTCCCCTCTTCACAATCGGAGAGGTCGTCGTTTCCTCGTCGGATGACACCCACTACCTCCAGGTTCGCTCGGTAGTGCACGTCGGTAGCGTACAGGCTTCCGGGATCAACGTCCACCTCCACTACCAGTGCATTGGCCATGCCCCGGGGCAGTGTGTTTCTGGGCATCGTCAGGACCTTGTACGGCCAGATCTCCGAGAGCTTCATCCACACGAACTCCCGGTTCCTGGCCAGAACTAGAGCCTCAGTCAGCATGGGCCTTCACCCACTCGTTGCTGGTAGGCCCATCGAAGTCGGGCACGTACCTCTGCACAGCCAGGACGGCATCGGTGGTGGCGTTCACCAGGTCGGTGAGCACAGCAGCCATCTTGGCCCCAACCCGATCGTCCGAGTACTCGGAGATGGCTCCCTCCGAGCCCGTGATGATCTTGTACCGGGTCAGGATCATCCTGGCGTAGTTGAGGATGTCGTACAGCTCCTCCAGCAGGTCCTGCTTGAGGTTGACCTCACACCACGATGTCTTGTACTTCTGCGTCCCCGCCAGGAGACGGTCCATCACCATCTGATCCACCAGTGGGTCCAGCGGCATCTCCGTCAGCATGGACGTTTCCGTCACCAGCTTCTGCCGCTCCTTGGGGATCACAGCAACAGTCGTCTTCCGTGGGTGCACCAGTCTCAGTGTCACCACTTAGGTCCTCCTTCAGTGCGGGGGTGAGGATGACTCCATCCCCATCCGGGGTCGGGTCGGCCTGCCATCCCCGCCACTTGCCCGCCGACACCTGGGCAAGCAGGCTCTTCGGGATCGTGGTTGGGCCGTGGATGACCAGGAGAGACAGGACAATAGCGCCCAGTCCCTGGATGGTGTGCTCCAGCTCGGCCAGCTTGTTGATCGCCACCGCCAGGCGTGGGTCGATCCGCTGCTCGTAGCCGAGCTTCTTAGCGGCCTTGATCCTCTTCCTCTTCAAACGCCGTGCGTTTCCCATGCTTTCTCCTTCGCCGTTCTTCCTTAGTCAACACCAAGAAGGCCGGATCGTATTCCCCGGCCACTGCAGCGATGCCCGTGGGGGACCGCAAGCAGAGCGAATCGGCACTCTCCACCAGGTCCACGAAGTTGTAGGACGCTACGTGGAAGCGTGCCATCTCTGCGATCTCCCCCACACGGCGGTACGAGGCTGCAATCCCGCTCTCGAACATCCGGATGCGGATCTCGTCGCCGGGATCCACCACCGAGATGATGTAGCCCCGGTAGGGGCCACCCTCCAGCATGACTTGCACCATCACAGCAGGTCTCCTCCTTCTGTCAGGGCGTACAGCCCCTTCTGATCCGGGCCCCATTCCAGCAGGCCGTCCTCAATCATCTGGTCACGCACCACCTGCAGGCCAGCCTTCCGGCCCTTGATGGCAGCAGATAGGGCATTCCAGCCCACTCCCGGGTGTGTCTGCACGTACTCCAGGATCTTGCTCTGGGTCTCCAGATCCCTGGATTCGGCCTCATTTACCGCTGCCGTAGGCCTCAGAACCACAGAACTGCCCCGATCGGTCTCCACGTTGTAGCTCTCCAGCTTCAGACGCAGCCTCCCGAAGGGCATTCCGTCCTTCTGCTTCTTGCAGCGCACCACACAGCCCGAAGTGGTCTCCCCGTCGGGGGCAAAGGTGGGTTCCACACGGATGATGGTGTCGGCAGCCCCGGCAAGCACAGTAGAGCCCCGGGGAGTGCCTGTGGCCCCCTTGGACTCGTGGTGCACGATCAGAGTAGCCACACCCTCCCCCATGAGGGTCTTGAACCACTTCAGGTACTGGTTCATGTCCTGTTGCATGTTCTCGTTGCCCCCGCCGAAGGTGGCGGAGAGCGTGTCGGCCACGACCAGGCCGATCTTGTTCTGCTCCACGTACTGCAGCAGCCCGTGCTGCTCAGGAGTGAAGTTGGATCCGGGTGGTGCCCACAGGCTCACAGGCTCCATGACCCAGTGCACTGTGGGAACGTACTCGGTGTGCCTGCTCTGCAGCCAGGCGAGCAGCCGACCACGCAGGCCGGTCTGCCCCTCGCCCATGATGTAGAGCACGTTGGTGGTCGCTGCCTCCCGGCCACACCACTCCCAGCCGTTGCTCACAACCATGGACCAGTCCTGGGCGAGCAGGCTCTTCCCGGCCGCAGGGACACCGTGGAGGATGGTCAGTCCTCCCGCCTGGATGAAGTCCTCCAGGACCCACTCGGGCTCGGGGATGTCCAGTACCTCGGACCCGACGTAGATCCGAGGTACCGGGTAGATAGGTTCCGGCTCAGGATGCGTCTGTGCTGGCATACGAACTCAGTCCGTACCACCGTAGTTGCCCTCCACATCCTGCTCCATGATGATGCGCTCCGGGTAGGAGGCATCCTCCAACTCGGCCAGGTGCACGAAGAAGTCCTCCTGTGCATCGCTCCACTCCGGGCTCCCCTGCTCCACGGGCCCGGTGTACCACAGCCCACAGGAGCAGTACATCCGGAACGTGGCCCCCCGGCGTGCCTGCACGCTCAGCTCCGAGACCTTGGCCATCTGTAGCAAGTGCATCTCAGCCCTCCGTTGTTTCGGGATCATCCCACAGGGTCAACTGTGTGCCCTCCATCTCACTTCTCCTTCAGCAGCCTCTCGGCTGCAACGACGATCTCTGTCCAGTCCCTTGCGTCAACGCATTCCTGGACTGGTTCATTCCACGGCCGCACAACCCGGATGATCTTGGCCCCTCGGCTGTGGGTAACGAGATCCTCCAGCACGAACGGCCCATCCTCGATGTAGAGGTCCGCCCGTGCGAGCCACTTGGCTACATCGTACACCACGGGGAACACGATGTCGTGGGCTTCCAGCCACTCCTGCGTCTCCGCCTTCGCCCAGTGGGGCCGCAGGGTCAGGTACCACACCGTCCCCAGCTTGGACAGCGCCTTCACGCCCTCCACAGCGCCGGGGTAGGGCGGGCAGTCCCCGAAGATGTGCTCCTCCCGTGCCCAGTCCCAGAACTCCACCCACCGCTTGAAGGGGGTGACGTTCAGGAAGTCCCACTGCCCCAGCCCGGCGTCCCCCACCCCGAGGCGGGTCCGCCACTCCGTGCTGAAGTCGGCCGTCACCCCATCCAGGTCCAGCCCGATGATGGGCCTCATGTCTGTCTCCCTCAGTCGTTGAAGAGGAGATCTACATCCTCCTCAGTCCACTCAATCCACTCGGGGTCCTCCCTCCCGGCATCTGGTTCGCTCCAGCGGGTCCCGGGACGCCCCTCGTCATCGCAGCATCGGATCATGCCACACAGGGTACAACACCGGTTCCCGCCCGCCCATTCCCACAACAACTCGGGAACCACCCGGGAACCACCCCGGTTCCGGGAACTCCCCAGCCCAGGGAACCCAAAACTCGTTGCTGCGCAAGGCGGTTCCCGGTTCCCGGCCCCCTAAACCCGTCTTCTTCCTTCCCCGCCATGGGGACCGGTTCCCGGGTTCCCACCCCTAAGGGGGGAACCGGGGAACCACCCAGGTACCCGGTGTACTGGTTCCCATCATCCTGCGGGAACCGCCCGTACCCCACAGATGCCGTGGGATGCAGGTAGGGTCAGTTACGTGTACTAGGGTCAGTTAGGTGTACTAGGGCCATTTTCGTTGCTGTCGTAGCGGATTTTGGGTTTTCCGGATGTTTTGAGGCTCACTCCATCCAGTAATGGGAAGGGTGC